AACGAAGCCCTAGAGCGATTGTGGCAATGGTGGTTTTCAGCCCCGACGTTTCGGCGCGACGTGTCGGGCGCGGCGCTGCTCAAGCTGTGGGTCCGCAACCTGCCGCGGTGCGGTGAGTTTTTTGCGCAGATCGACACCGATCGGAACGCGATCGGTCCGGTGCAAATGCGGCTGCGGCTCATCCCGCCCCGGCGGATCGAGTCACCCGTCGCACGCATTGGCCCGCGGCACTGCCTGGGGATCGACCTGGATCAGGACGATCGGCCGCAGCGTTATTGGGTGAAGCGGTTCGCTGGCGACGGCTACAGCTACGAGTACGTGCCCGTGCCGCCCGACCTGATGCTGCACGGTTTCTTCTTGGACGAAGAGGGCCAGGCCCGCGGCTTCCCCTGGTTCACGCCCTCGCTCCAGGCGGCCGCGGACCTCCGCGATTACGACGACCAGGTCCAGGACGCCGCGCGGCTGCAAGCCGATCAGCACGGGTTGCTCTACACCGAGCATCTCGACGCGGTGCTGTGGACGGCGCCCGAGTCGGCGACCTACGAGCGCCGCACGCTCAAGATGGTGCCGCCTGGCTGGAAGCCGATGTACTCGCCGGCCACGCAGCCGGCCGTGCAGTACCCCGAATATCGCGCCGAGCGGCAGCGGGAAATTGGCCGGCCGTTCAATATGCCGCTGATGATGGTCCGGCTGGACAGCAGCAAGCACAACTACAGCTCCGCCCGACTCGACACGCAGAGTTACAACCGCGCCGGGCAGTCGATCCAGTGCTTTCTGAGCGGCACGCCCAACAGCGCCGGATATCTCAATTACCTGGTCGACCTGATCGCAGCCGAGGCTCGCTTTACGGTCGCCGCGCTCCGCAAGCGGCCGCAGCGCGTCGTCTACATCTGGACCTGGCAGCCGCGCGGGCACGTCGACCCGACGAAAGAGGCCGACGCCGAGACCACGGGCCTGGAAAGCCAGGCGCACACGCTGATCGACGTGGTGAGCGCCCGCGGCAAGTCGATCGAACAGCACATGCAGTCGATGCGTCGCGTGATCGCAGCTTATGACGCCGCGCCCGAGGTGCCGCGGCCCGCCTGGCTCGGCGGGGGCAATGCCGCCAGCGGAGCCGCGGCCCGCGACGATCGCCGGCAAGGCGAGAAGCTCGAAGCCGTCGAAGAGGAGGAAGTCGCCGAATGAGCTCGCCCACAACAGCCCCTCCGATCTCGCCAGTTTCAACGGCGACGTTGGAACCGCTCAGCACGCGCAGCGACCCGCTGGCCGAGTTTGCCCAGCGTGAAATCTTCACTCGCACGCTGACGCTCCGCGCCGACTCAGTCGATGAGGCGACGCGCAGCGTCGAGTGCGCTTTCGCGTCCGAAGACCCGGTCACCGTGATGGACTGGCAGCGCTACGAGCTGATCGACGAAGTGCTGCGGATGGACGGGGCGGAGCTGCCCGACCAGGTCCCGATGCTCGAAAACCATTACCGCTGGTCGCTCGACGATCAGTTTGGCTCGGCGCGGCAGCTCCGCGTGCAAGGCGACCAGGCATTTGGCCGCTTGTACTTCGCCACCGACGAACGCAGCGAGCGGGCGTGGCAGAAGGTGAAGGACCGTCACGTCCGCGACGTGTCGGTCGGCTACCGCTCGATCGAATACGTGGACATTCCGGCCGGGCAGAGTGCGACCGTCAAAGGCCGCAGCTACACGGCCAGGCAGCGCACCTTCCGCGTCACCACGCGCTGGGAAGGCCGCGAGGTTTCCTTGACCCCTATCGGCGCGGACAAACGCGCGAAGATTCGCTCCGTCAATCAGGAGAGGCAGGCTATGAATCCGAAGCTCCGCAAGTACCTCGAAACCCACCACGGCCTGCGGGCCGACGCGAGCGATCAGGAAGCGCAAGCGCTGTACGACAAGCTGCCGCAGGCCGACCGCGCCCGGGCCGACGCGGCGATCGCCACGCCGGCCACGCCGCCGGCCACGCCGCCAGCTCCGCCCGCGGGCCAGCGGACCGAGCCGCCGGCGACCGGCCCGCCGCCGGCGTCGCCGCCGAATCCTGCGCCGCCGGCCGAGGCCGTCCGCCAGGCCGTCGACGCCGCGGTACAAGCCGCGCTGTCCGCCGAGAGTGATCGTATCCGCCAGGTGAATGAGCTCGCCGGCAACGACGTGCCGGAAGAGACGCGCCGCAAGGCGATCGAGGAGCGGTGGCCGCTCGACAAGTGCCGCGGTGAGTTTCTGACCGCCGTCCGCGCCGAGCGTCAGAACCCGGGCGCGCCGCAGGCCGGCGAGCCGTGGCAGGGTGGCATCGATGTCCGCGGCAACCCGACCGCCCTGGCGCTGGGCATGGGCCTGATGCAAGGCCGCAGCGGGCTGGACCCGGTGAAACGATTCGCGGCATTAGTGGACGGCACGTTTCGCACGCTGCCCAACCCGGAGAAGAACGACCAGCTCATGCGGGCCGCCGACCAGGCGTGGAACTACCGCGACATGAGCCTGGTCGACGTGTGCCGGGAAGCGCTCCGCATCGAGGGCAAGCGCATCCCGTCGACTCGCGGCGAAATGATCCGCAGCGCCGTGAGCAGCCACACGCTGTCGGCGATCTTCACCACGAATTTTTCCGCCGCTTTGCTCGCCAGCTACACCGACGGCGAGGACACGACGCAGGGCTGGGTGAGCGAGTCGGACGTGCCCAACTTCCAGAGCAACGAGCGCGCCCAGATGGGCAAGTTCGGCCGGCTGAAGAAGCACACCCGCGGCGGCAAGGCCGAGCACCTGAACACGAGCGACTCGAAAGAGGTGTACTCAATCGCCCGTTACACCGGCCAGTTCGTCGTGGACGAAATGGACATCATCGACGACCGCTTCGGCGCGCTCGAACAGCACAGCCCGGCCGACATGGGCCTGGCCGCGAAGCAGCTCAGGCCGGATTTGGTGTACGCGATCATTCTGGCCAATGAAAACCTGTCGGACGGCGTCGCGCTCTTTCACGCGACGCACGCCAACCTCGGCTCGGGTGCGCTCACCTCCGCCAACCTGCAAGCGCTGGTGACGCTGCTCGGCAAGCAGCGGATCAGCAAGCGGACGCTAAACCTTCGCGGCCGCTACTTGCTGGTGCCGAAGGACCTGGAGTGGATCGCCAAGGAGCTGATGGGCAGCGCGCTGTTGGTGGTGGCCGGCAACAGCGACGTGGTGCGTGGCAACAAGAACGCGCTCGAAAACTATCTCGAAGTCCGGGGCGACGACCGTCTGGGCGTGGCCGGCGTCACCGATCCCCGGACCGATACGGCGCGAGTCGGCACCGCGACGCAGTACTTCGTCACGTGCCGCCCCGGCGAAGAGGGCGCCAAGACGATCGAGGTGGGCTACCTCCGCGGCACCGGCCGGATGCCGCAGGTCCGCAGCTCGGTGCTGCAACAGGGCCAATGGGGCATCGGCTGGGACGTGTCGCACGACATCGGCGGCAAGGCACTCGATTTTCGGGCGATGACCAAGAGCCCCGGCACGTAACGCGAGAGCCGCCACACGGCGGATTTGAGGCGCAGGTTTCTTCCACACCGATTTGGAGTTTTCGAGATGGCCGCAAATGAAGCCCTGTTTCAGAAGGGCGATCCGCTGATGGCAGACTACCTCCCCGGCGCGGACATCCCCGCGGGGGAAGTGATCGTGCTCGCGAATTTCACCGTCATTCCCCACCTGGCGCTGAAAAACGCCATCAAGGGAAGCGTGGCCGCCGGCAAAGGGATTTACGAGTGCACCGCCGACGGGGCGCTCGCCGCCGGCGACAAGGTGCACTGGGACAACACCGCCAACAAGGTCAGCAAAACCGCGGCGGCCGGCGCCCGTAAGCACTTCGGCTTCGTCGCCCCCGACAGCAGCGCCGCCGCGGACGGTGACAAGGTCAAAGTGATTCACGATCCCGACGGCAGCGCGATCTAGCAGTCCATGCCCTCGCCGTTCGACACCGACTTCGCCCACGCCGACGCGCTCTTCGCGGAGGCGTTTGGCGTGTCGGTGCAGATCGTGCGGGAGGCCAACCCGCCCACGCCGGCGACGGCCGAAGTGGTGCTGCGTGAGCAGCGAATCGACCAGGCGGCCGAGGAACCGCCCGACGCCCTGCACGATCGCGAGTACCTGATCGCCGTCACCGATTACAAGGTCGCCGACGTGGCCGTGAAGCCGCGCAACGGCGATCGCATCCACGAGACGATCAACGGAACGCTTTACAAGTTCGAAGTGCTGCCCGACGACCGCCGCGAAGGGGCCGAGTGGGCAGACCCGGCCGGCACCCGCTGGCTGATCCGCACGAAGAAAGTCAGCTGACCTGATGTCGCTGCGAACCGCCAAAGCGAAAGCCGTCAACGCGTGGACGCTGGACGAAGCCGCGCCGCCCTACGACGACCAGGTCGGGACGAGCGACTTCAGCACCAGCGGCACGGTGCTCAGCGCCGCCGGCAAATTCGGCAACGCTGCCCGCTTCAACGGAAGCGCTGACCCTGGAGTGCTGCGCACCGGCTCTGCGCTCCCGTTTTTGACGGCGGTCGGCACGGGCCACTTTTGTTTTCGCGCCTGGGTCCGCATCCCCGCCGGCGAAGAAGGCGGGCGCCTGGTCACACAAAACGTGAGTGGCCAGGGATTCAACGCAGACCTCACGCTCACCTTCCTTTCAATGTCGGTAAGTGCGGCGGGCGGGGGAAGTGGCGGTTCAGGCTTCACGACGTTCGCGCCCGATGTGTGGCACCTGGTGCATATCTGGCGCGAGCCGAACGGCGCTTTTGCGATGGCCGTCGACAACGTGACCCTGGTCAGCGAGAGCGTCAACGGGACCATCGCGCCCACGTCTCCGAGCTTCCAAATCGGCGGGCGATTGAGCGGCATTTTCTCGCACAGCTTCCAGGGCCTGATCGATGATCCAGTGCTGTTTTTCAATTACCACATGACGGCCGAGGAGCGTACCGAGGACTGGACAACGCAAATCCCGTTCGCGCTGTGGGCCGCGCCCATCGACTCGGCCCAGGTCGAAGCGGCGGAAGCAATCGTGACGGCCCTGAACGAAGACGTTTTTAGCCAGGCGTTCACGGCGGTCCGGTCCTATGCCCAGTGGCAGCGGCCGTTCGAGGTGGCCGAGGCGCTCGGCCTGCAAGTGGACGTGATCCCGTTCGCGCCGATGGATGACGAGCTCGACGCCCGCAAGTCGGTCGAGTACATGCCGGCGATCGACGTGGTGATCCGCAAGAAGTTCACGGGCACGGACGTGGAACCGGTCCCCGGCCAGAACCAGGCCCGCGTGAAAACGTCGCTGGTCGACGGCCTGGTCGCCCTGCTCGAAGAGATTCACCAGGCGCTAGTCGCTCAGCGGCTCGGCTCGGATACGGGAATCGACCCCGACGGCGAAATCGCTTGGGACGAAGACCGCATCCTGGCGACGTACATCCCGGCCCACCTCCGCGACAAGCATCAATACACCGGCGTGATCCGGCGGACGCACCGCGTCCATCGGGACCTGCCCGCCTAGCAAACCATGTTCGGCCTGTCGTTTCATTTCGAGGATAACACGCCGCGGGTGGCAACCGCCGCCCGCAAAGGGTCGTTTCGCAGCTTCGGCCACGCGGCCGCGGCGATCGCCAAAACGGCCCGGGCCAAGATCGAGACGAGCGACCAGCCCTCGGCGCCAGGCGAGCCGCCGCACACTCGCCGCGGCCAGCTCCGCCGGGCGATCCGCTACGCGCAGGACAAGGCCCGCGACGAGGCAGTGATCGGGCCGCTCGCGTCGATCGTCGGCGAATCGGGCGCGGCCCACGAGAAGGGCGAAGAGTTCCACGGGGAGGACTTCGACCTGCGTCCGTTCATGCTCCCCGCACTCGAAGACAACCTGGACCGGTTCACGGGAGACATGACCGGTTCGCTTTCGGAGTAGGTGACGTATGGCCAAAGCGCGCATGGGGTTCGAGGGCAAGATTTACATGGGCACGGCCGGCGTCACGGCGACGACCGAGCTCACCAACAGCCGGGACATCAATTACGACTATGACTACGACTCCGGCGATACGACCGAGCGCGGGGCCGGGCCGAATCCCCCGATCGAGACGAAGGCTGTCAGCATCCGCAAGATGGCGCTGACGTTTGTGATGCTCAACCGCGACAGCGACACCTCGCTGACCACGCTCCTGGCCGCCGCCTATGCGGGCACGCCCGTCGCGCTGCGCACCCGCGACAAGGCCGCCGGGAAGGGATACGACGGCGACGTGATCCTGAAGGTGAAGCACGGCAAGCCGCTCCGCGGCGAGCAGACCTTCGAGTTTTCCGCCGAGGCGAACGACGACGCCCGCACGCCGCAACTGTACGTGTAGCGCGGGTAAACCTCGCCGATCAAGTCCCCGATTCCGCACCGCACAAAGGAACCTTCACATGGCCGACGTAGTTGTCACTGCCGCGAACGTCCAAAAGGACGCCACCACGCGGATCGCCCAAGGCATTTTCGGCGCTACCGTCACCGCCGGGCAGACGGTCTACCTGGACGCCGCCGACGGCAAGTGGAAGCTGGCCGACGCGAACGCGAGCGCCATCACGGCCGCGCTGGTCGGTGTCGCGCTGAACGGCGGGGCCGACGGCCAGCCCGGCTTTATCGCCATCGGTGGCAATTTCAACCCCGGCTTCACCGCCGTGGTAGGCACGATCTACGTGCTGTCCGCCACGGCCGGCGGCATCGCACCCGCCGCGGACCTGCTCACCGGCTGGCGAACGGCGATTGTCGGCGTGGGCCTCGCGGCCAATTCGCTTGGCCTTGTCAACTACGCGTCGGGGGCACTTGTCCCATAGGAACGCGGGCAGAGCCCGCGCAAGAGCCATGCAGGTTTTCCGCGACAAGCAGAATCAGGACTGGACGGTCGAGCTGTCGGCCGGCCAGATCGTGCGCATCCGCGCCGAGTCGGAGGGCCGCTTCGACCTGTTCGATCCGATCAAAGGCGAGCTGGCCACTCAACTGGCCGACGACCTGCCCGCCTGCTGGGAGGCGCTGTGGTTTGTCTGCTCGGCGCAGGCCCGCGCCCGCAACATCACGGCCGACAAGTTCGGCGAGCTGCTCGCCGATGATGCGTTGCTCGATGGCCAGGCCGCGCTGTTTCGCGCGTGGAAAGATTTTTTCCTCCGCCTCCGCCGCCCCGAGCTGGCCCTGGTGGTGGAGAAGGCGGGCAACTACCAGGCCAAGAAGGTGGAGCTGGTCAAGGCGAAGCTGGCCGACCCGATGCTGGCGAACCTGGACGATCGGGTGAGCCGTGCGATGGAGGAGAAGTTGAACGGCTCGTTTGGGAGCTTGGGGGTGTCCTTGGATGCGATCCTCGGCCCTTCACCCTCCGCCAGCTCGACCGAATGTGCCGCGGACGCCACCGCTCCGCCCGCTCCCTGATCGTCGCTCAGGCGCGGCTGGTGTGGGAGCTGATCGACGAGCAGACCACGGGCGAGCACTTGCAGGAGTTTATCGAGACGGGCCAGCTCGGAGCCGCGCCCGTCGCGATCCCGTACAACCCGGCCGTGATGGAAGAGATCGCCAAGAACTGGACCTGGAATAAATAACGCGGCTGCCCGCCTCAGAGCGCCACTCAAGTATCGTGCTCACTGACACGACGCGGGGCGGGCGGCTGCGACCTTTCGCGAAACACGTATGGCTGGCCGCAGCGACATCGAAGCGGGCAAAGCGCATATCCTGCTCTACCTGAAAAACCAGCTCGGCCGCGGCCTGAATATGGTCGCCGGCCAGCTCCAGGGAGTCGGTAGCCAGGTGATGCGCGTCGGCGGCGCGCTCACGGGCCTGGGCGTGGGCCTGGTCACTCCGCTGATCGCGGCGGTCGGCGTGTTCTCTTCGATGGGGAGCGAGCTCGCGGACCTGTCAGCCCGCACGGGCGTTGCGGTCGGCACGCTGGCCGAGCTGAAGTTTGCGGCGGAGCAAACCGGGGCCAGCCTGGCGGACGTGGAGAAGGGAATCATTCAGCAACAAAGGAAAGGGCTGGGGAGCGACTTCGCCGCGGTGGCCCGCTCGATCGCCGCGATCGAAGACCCGGCCAAGCGGACCGAGGCCGCGTTCGAAGCCTGGGGCAAAAGCGGCGTCAAGCTGATCCCGATGATCGAGAACCTGGCGGCGCTGCGGCAGGAGGCCCGCGACCTGGGCCTGGTGCCGACCGACCAGGCCGTCGCGATGGCCGACGAGATCGGCGACGCCGTGGACAAGATCAAGAGCGTGCTGGCCGCGACCGTGTTCGAAGTGGGCGCCGCGCTGGCCCCGATGCTCCTGCCGGCCCTCGAGACGGTGAAGAATATCGCCGCCTGGTTCAACCGCTGGGCCAAGACAAATGGTGAGATTATCCGCACGGTGGCGATGGTCGCCGGCGGCGTGCTGGCCGCTGGCGTGGCGGTGACGTTCCTCGGCGCGTCCATCTTCGCGGTGGGCTCGCTGTTCGGCCTGGCGGCCTCGGCCGTGGCCGCGCTGGGCGCGGCCGTCGGGTTTCTCACCAGTCCCGTGACGCTCGTTGTGGCGGCGATCGTGGGCGGCATCGCAGCCTGGGCGGCGTTCACGGCCAGCGGGCAGGCCGCCGTGAAGGCGATCGTCGATTTTTTCCTGCCGATGATCGAGACGATTCGCACGGCCGTCGGCGGCATCGGCGATGCGCTGATGGCCGGCGACCTGGAGCTGGCCGGCCGGATCGCCGTCAAAGCGTTGCAAGTCGTCTTCGCGCAGGGCGTGGCCCAAATCGCGGCGATGATCGGCGGCACGCTGGGCGCGCTGATCGGCACGATCGGCACGCAGCTCATCGCCGGCGACCTGGCCGGCGCGTGGGACACGGCGGTCAAAGGGATGGCCGCGGTGTGGGATCAATTCATGCTCGGCATCCTGGCCGCGTTCAAGTCGGCCGCCGATGCAATTCTCGCGATTTGGACCGGCGTCACCGTCGCCATCGACGCATCGATCGTCGGCATCCGGTCATTCCTGCTCAAGCACGGCGGCCAGGCCGGCGCGGTGGCATCCGCCGCCCTGGGCGGCGTTCAGCAGGGCCTGGGCCAGGTCGCCGCGCCGGTCGGGACTGCCCTCAGTATCACGTCGGCCGCCGCGGGCATCACGTCGGCCAAGCAAGGCCAGCAGGCCGCGAAGTCCACGGCGGATTTCGCAGCCGCGATCGCCGGCGGGGCAGGGGAAGCGAGCGACAAGGCCGCCGAGCTGGCCGCCGAGCTGGAAGAGCTCCGCCGCCAGGCCGCGGCGGCGAGGGAAGAGGCGCTGGCCGGTCCGAAGGCCGCCGCGCCCGAAGTCGACCCGGCGGCGATCGAGAAGGCCGCCGCCACGGTCACATTTTCCGGGGCCGCGCTGGCTGCCGCCGGCCAGGGGGGCGGCGGACCCGCGCAGCGTCAGTTGAAAGCAGCCGAGGACGGCAACCGGAAGCTGGACGTAATCCATCAGGACATCGTGAAGCTCACGGAGAAGATGACCGTGCCGGTCGCCGCGTAGCATGGCCCACTTTCGATTTATCGAAATCCCGGACAGCCGGAACATGACGGCCGAGCCGCCGACGCAGACGCGCCGCTTTCGCGCGCTGAACACGCAGGATCAGAACTTCGTGATGTCGAGCGCGCTGTCGATGACTCCCGCTTCGGTGAGCACGCCGCAGGGGACGCTGTTTCGCGCCGACATCAAGGTCGATCCCAACGGCTGGAACAACTGGCTCGTCACAGTCCCGTACGAAAAAAATCCCAAGCCGCCGCAGGGGCAGTGGACGTGGAGCTTCGACACGACCGGCGGCAGCTTTCACATCAAGGCCAGCAAGCAGACGGTCGCACGCTACCCGCCTGGCGCACGGAATCATCAGCAGCTCATCGGCGTGCACGACAAAGAGGTCGACGGGGCCGACATCGTGATCCCCGCCATGAAGATCAACGCGGAGTATAGCCACCCGCTGGGGGTCGTCACGCTCCAGTTCGCCAAGCACATTCGCAACCAGACGGGCAAGGTGAACAGCACGACGATGTTCACGATGCCGGCCGGCGAGGTGCTGTTCTTGGGCGGCGCGGGCTCGGACGGCACCAACGCGGAAGCGAAGGTGAGCTATCACTTCGCCTGCGAAGAGAACTTGCAGGGCCTGGTGGTGGGCACGATCGCCGGAATTCAGAAAGACGGCTGGGACATTTCTTGGATTCAATGGAAGGACGCCGTCGACGCCAACCGGCCCGTGCGCATCCCGGAAGCGGTCTACATCGAACGCGTTTACGACCGGGTCGACCTGGCGTCGGCCCTCGGCTTTGGAGGTTAGAACATGGCGACGACCCCGACGACCTTCCCCAGCGACGTGCTGATCGAAGGCAATCTCTTCGTGAACGGCACCAAGCCGGCCCTGTTGCGCAGCGAGCTCGCCGAAGACAGCAACGCGCGGCACAAGATCAATCCATTCGAGTGGCGTGTGTGGGACGCGTTCAGTCAGCCGCTCCCCGGCGACGGCCAGGTGGAAGCGGCCGTCGAGCACGTGACTTTTGCTTGGGACCCGAACAGCGCCGACGCTGCGGCCTTTGTCGCCGGCCGCGCGTATCGTGTGGTGGGCGCTACCGCCCGCGTCGAAGTCGCGGGCACCGACGCCGGCGCAGTGACCGCCGCCGTCAAGCGGGCCAGCAGCGGAACGGACATTGCCGCGGGGACGGCCATTCACACGGGGACCATCAACCTCAAGGGGACGGTCGACACCAACCAAGCGCTGACGCTTTCGGGCACCAGCGCCGACCTGGACATCGCCGCCGGCCAGGCGATCGGCGTCGACTTCACGGGAGTTTTGACGGCCGCCAGGGGAGTTGTCACCGTGGCGCTGGCACCGGCCGCCTCGCCCGACGACCTGATGCTGGTGGGCGGCACGTTCGGCTCGGCCTCGCCGTCGATCCGCAGCCGCGACCTGAAGGCGGCCGGCGCGCAGACGCTCCGCGCCCGCGTGACGTTCCAGCTTCCCCCGTCGTACATCGCCGGCGGCAGCGTCACGATTCGCGCCCGGGCCGGGATGCTCACGACGGTGGCCGACGCGTCGGCGACGATCGACTTTGAGGCGTATCGGTCCAATGACGAGGCCGGCATCGGCGCGGACCTGTCGACGACGACGCCGGCGACGACGATCAATAGCCTGGTGCTGGCGAATAAGGATTTCATTCTGACGACGAGCAGCCTTCAGCCCGGCGACACGCTCGACATCCGTATGAGCGTCGCGGTGAACGACGCCGCGTCGGTGACGGCAGTCATCGCCCTGATCGGCGCGGTCGAAGTGCTCCTGGACGTGAAAGGCTAGCGCCATGCCCCGCTACACGGCGGGCCAGGCCATCCTGGGCAAAGGCGCGCCGCTCACCGATACCGAGACGCTGAACAAGGTGCTCTTCGCCGGCGAGTTTTGCCACTTGCTGGGCCTGGGCGACCAGGGCCCGGGCCGCGACGAAGATCCGCGGGCCAAGAACACGGTGAAGGTCCGCAACGACAGCGGGGCCGACCGGGTGCTGGGGGAAGTGCTGGAGGTGGACGACACGAACGGGCTGCTCACGGAGCTGCGGCCCGAGTCGCTGTGGTTCAAGGGTGTCACGCCTAACGCCCAGCGCGTGTTTGGAATTCTCCGCGATCCGGTGAAGTCGGGCGAGATCGAACAGTTGCAAGTCGCCGGCGTGTGCGTGGCGAAAGTCAATTTCAGCCACGCAGACCATCGCGCCGCGTACGTCGTGGCCGAGCAGCACGTGCTGAGGTCGGCGCTCGTCGGCCCGGTGCAGATCGTCCACAAGCCGTCCGCCGGCACGGGCGAGCAGGAATGCGTGGTGCTGCTCACGCCGCGGGCGCCGATGCCTGGCCTGGTGCAGATTTTCGAAATCTTCGGAGGTTACACCGCGGGCGACTTGCTCCTCAGCAACCCCGACGGCTACCACCTGGGCCGCCTCCGCCAGATCGCGGGCAAGCAAGCGACCGACATCCAGCAAGCCTGGGTCCGCATGGTCGACTGGCACGACGACGACATCGGCCACAGCCCGCAGGTGAACACGATCGCGGAGCAAACCCGCTACCACGTCGGCATGATCCAGGGGATGACGACCAGCATCCCCGAAGGCGGAAGCCAGCCGCTCACGCTGCCGCTGGTGCTGGTCGACCTCGGCGACACGACCTACCTCAGCCAGCCCGAAGCCGACATTGCCAAGGGCAACAGCGGCGACGTGCGGCTTTACAACCGCGACGAGACCTTCGCCGACATCATCGTGACGGCCAAAGCGCTGGGGTATCCCGTGTTCGAGGACAAGTGGACAACGACCGTCCGCTTCCGCGGCGGGGCCTGGTATGTCGGGTGCTGGGAGGTGTGACCCGTGCGCGTCGTCAAAATGTCGGCCGTGCTCCGCATGGTCCGCCGCGAGCGCCGCCGGGCGCGGATGCTCTTGTGGGGGAACCGGTTCGCCGCCGCGTGCTGGGCCGTCGCCATCGGCCTGGCCTGCGCGCTGTGGCCGCCGCTGATGATCGTTGCGCCCGCGCTGCTTTGGCTGGGCTGCTGCTGCGCCACCGGGAGCGAGTGCCCCTGCGGACACGCGCCGACGTCCGTCCCATCCGTCCCCACCACGCTCTATGCGATCCTCACGAACAAAACCGGCAACTGCACCTGCTTGCCGGACAACACGCCCATCTACTACGACGCCGAACACAGTTGGTGGATTAGTGACCCATTTCTGGGCTGCCCGTGCGGGTTTGACGAAAGCGGGGAAATTCCCGCGTATCTCATCTTCAGGTGCTACCCCGGTGGTTACCAGTTCGTGCCGATCTGCGACGACGTGTCGATCGAGACCGGAGGCAGCTCCCTTGGGATTGACGACGAAATCCTCGACGACGAGCAGCCCTGCCCCTACAGTCCAGAGTGCCGTACCGATCCGTTTGAGGTCGATTTTTTTGGGTGCAGCATTGACGAGCTGAACAACTTCGCTGCCTGCACCGGCACGATGGACGTGCTGATCACCGAAACGCCGCCCTAACATGCGCCCCTGCGAAGACGATCACCCGCTCCGCTGCGTCGAAGGCCAGCCGTTTGTCGCCGGCCGCGACTGCCCGGTCTGCTGGCACTACCTGCACAGCCCGAAGTACCGCGCGCGGTGGGACGATCCGAAATGGGAAAACCGCCGCCGCAAGGGGAAGTGCCTGCACCGCGGGCCAGTCACCGCCTGGGCCACGCTGCCAGGGTGCAACGGCCGCCCGGTGGACGTGCCCGTGTTCGGCTGCGACGTGCACGGCCGTTGCATTCGCTACGCCACCAACGACGACCTGCAAATCCAATTCGCGGCAGCGGTCGAGCGGGGCGAGGTCCCGTCGCTGTGGCAGTGCAACCTCTGCCGCGATCGGCAAGAGCCGACTATCCGCGGCCCTTCGCCCGCTTGAGTTTGACGACGACGGTCCGCGGCTTCTTGGGCTTGCGGGCCGGGCCGCGGTTTCGCACGCGCTTACTCGCCATGCTACGTCCCTTCAGGAAACAGGCTCTCTCTGGCGTTCCGCTCGTCCATGCCCTCGCTGTAGCCCGACAAGTACCCGACCTGGTAGCCGGTCAGAAACCCGCCGAGGGCCGCCGCGAGCAGCAGGGCGACGACCGCCACGAACCTGGTCGACTGCCACCACGTGCGCTCCAT